GAGGCATATATGGTTGAAGAGCATATAAAGGGATTAAATGAGAAGATTAGTAGGTTACAGGATCAGATGATGGATGTTAATTCTCAATTACAGGAACACGAGCGTAAACTTAAGACAAAGATAAAACCAAGAAGTCAAAGTTCATCAGTATCGGGTAAGGTAAAGGATATTTACTAGGGGTATAAATACTTAGTTAAACATCCTACGAATCCAACTATCTGATGAATGATAAGAAGGCAGCAAAAAAATTATTAAAACGAGCAAAAGATCATCCTGATTGGTACACTAAGGATGATATAAGATATGCAAAAATGGTACGAAAAAAGATTAGAAATGCAGAACGAAAGCTTAAGCATAAAAAGAAATGATGATGGATCATTTACTTGTGAATGGGATAAGAATGATCCTAATTGGAAATTCTTAAATAACTTGACATCTAAGGAAATACAAGGTATTATGGAGGAAGCAATTAAATTAGACCAGAATGAAAGAGGAAGACATTAAAAGTTATTCTCTCAGAGTGTTGGAAGAAATGATTGAAGATGCTCTAGGTGCTGAGTGCAGACCTGACGAGATTTTCAATACAATCAAACTAGCAGCAAAAAGAAATGCTAATTACCATCGTATTTGTGCTAGAGATGCACAAAGTCTAGTTGACTTGCTAGAGGGTGTTGATAGAACAGAGAAAGTTGTTAGTATCAACTCAGGGATAAAGATTGATGATGTTGATCGAGAAAGGTTTGAATTAAAATCTGATTTCTTAACTGATTCAACACAATGGCCAGACTATACTGAAATGTATGACCATATTACTGGACTAGATTCTTGGAGAAGAATTGAAGATCCAAACTTCATTGAGAACGAGAAAAACAATGAAGAAAACCCAATGACCTACGATCAAATGGTTGAAGCAGGGTATGAAATGACTGGTGATGGATTCTGGATTCCAGGTCATCGCAGAATTGAACAAATGAAACACGAATCAGGTGAACTAGACGGAGCGTAAACTAATGGACAACGAAATGCTTGAAATTAAAACTACCAAGAATAAAGAACTTGGTTTATGGGAGATAACTGCTACTCTTAATCTTCCACCTATTACAATTACTAGGTTAAAGAAAGATAAGAGTGATATGGAATACGAATTGCGTAATGCTTTTAGTGAAGTAGTTCAAGAGATTGTAGAAAAACATTGTGAAGAAGACTAATGGCATTATCAGAACAAGTTGAAACTTCTCTTCGAGAAGCACAAGAGAACCTAAGAAATGCTCTTTCATTCTCTGCTAGAAGTGAGAAATCTTATGTTAGTAAGCACATAGCAGATATGCTTTCTAATATAGATAATCTTATTGATGCAACAGAGTTGATCGAGAAAATAGAGAACCGTCAAGATGGTGATAGTGGTATGTTTGGGACATTCTTTGGAGATTCCAAACATTAACACATTGTTAAGCATTATTGGTTCTTATAATATAGTATGTTAGAATAACAACACATAACAACTAGAAACAATGCTTAATCTGGACGAGATTTACCATTCTTACTTGGGTGGTCACAAACAATTTAACATAGATGGTGTTAAAGAAAGTATAATTGCCTATGGTTGGCATTGTGATGGTAATGACATTACTGGTCATTATGTTACCACAGAAAACCATAAATTGTTTTATAATCGAGATAATCAATTCGTTAGAAAGGAGTCTCTTGCTATAAAATAGAATAAATACTTATGTACTCATAGAGAGGACTTATTATGAAAACTATAGAAGATCACATTTCAAAGGATAAAGAGATCCTTGATGACCCAACACTTAATCCTGCTGCTAGAAGGCACTATAAGGAAGAATTGCACGAATTGGAAGAATATGTATCTCATCATAAAGATGAGATAAAAGCAGGAGATCATCACGACCCTAATTGCTTAGAGTTATTTTGCGATACTCACCCTGATGAACCTGAGTGTTTAGTTTACGATGATTAATGGTTGAATTACCAATAATTATACATACCTTTGTATGGTTTTAAGGAACATTTTATATTTTTTTAAGAACCAGTAGACGCACTGGCACAAGAACTCCCTGACAGGGGAGTTTTTTAATGCTATACTGTAATCACTTGAATTACATTGATGCCATTACGCCCACATCAAACTGACGCTGTAAAGGCAATGACTACCTTTGATAAAGGTCAGGTTATCATCCCTACTGGGGGTGGTAAGACTATGTGTATGATAGATGATGCCATAAGACAGTTTGATAGTGGTTGGAAAACCATTGTTGTGGTTGCTCCACGAATCCTATTAGCAGAGCAGTTATCATCTGAGTTCTTGGAAGTTATAAGAGAGAAATACAAATATGTTCAGGTAATGCACGTTCATAGTGGTGAGACATCACACTTCAGTACAACTTCACCTGTAAAGATTGCTGAATGGAGTAGATTTAGTAAAGGTAATAAGATCATCTTTACGACATATCATTCACTTCATAGAATAAAAGAAAGTTATGCTCATATTGATACCATTTACTTTGATGAAGCACATAATAGTGTTCAGAGGAATTTCTTCCCTGCAACTAAACACTTCTCTGAGTATGCAAATAGATCTTATTTCTTCACTGCTACTCCTAAACATAGTCTTACTAAGTACAAGGCAGGGATGAATGATAGCAAGGTATATGGCACTGTTATTTGTCAAGTACCAGCACCTAAGTTAGTTGATGAAGGTTACATACTACCACCTAAAGTAGAAGTATATAAGAGTCGATTGATGCGAAAGGATGAGATATTTGCTGATGTTGAATCAGAGCAAATGCTCAACTCTATCGACAGACTCGATGTAGAAAAGGTTCTTATATGTGCCAAGTCTACAAAACAGATTACTAATCTTGTATCTCAATCTGATTTTTGTTTTGAGTTAGGACTTCGTGGTTATAAGTGGATGTATATCACTGCAAAGACAGGTGCTATAATCAATGGCAAGAAGGTCGATAGAGAAGAGTTTTTCAATACATTGAATCAATGGGGTAAAGACAATACAAAGTTTGTTGTGCTGCATCACAGCATCCTTTCAGAAGGTATCAATGTGTCAGGTCTGGAGGCAGTCTTGTTTATGAGGAATATGGACTATATTAGCATTAGTCAGACCATTGGTAGAGTGATCCGATTAGGAAAGTGTCACAAGACCCACGGATTAGTCTGTGTACCAGTGTATAATAATGTTGGTATCTCTACTGCACGAAAAGTCGAGGCAGTTGTAGATACTGTATTCAACAGGGGTGAACCCGCAATTTCGGTTATTACAAGATGATTGACTTCAACCAATTTGATTTTCCCGCTATCTTTGGTATCTCAAAAGGTACTGAAGGATTGAAAAGGAACCAAACAAAGTTTATGAGGGCAGAAATTTTTGAAGAAGGGATGGAAGAGTATAGTAACGGACAGTTACATTATGTTGGAGATTCAAAAAATGGTGCAGATTTTGTTGATGATGATGGAATTTTCTATGAGTCAAAAGGTATGGATGGTATGTTCTCAAAGAGAAAACGTAACAATACTGAAACAAAAACTATTATCTTAAAAAACTTTAGAAAGCAACCAACAAAAATTGAGCAAACATTTACTTATATGTTATTATGGGATACTAAATCATATTCATTTGGATGGTGTGATTGGGATGCCTGTAATAAAAACCTTGATGTAAATGCTGCAACAGTAACAACTTGTATAGATTTATCTGATGTAAATATGATAGCAGAAAATGTTGAACCCGATGATATGGGAGATCTTTCAACTGAGTATGAAAAATTAACAAAGAACTTTTTGAAAGGTAAATTATCTAAAGTTCATTAGGTCAATTATGTAAGTGTCACAAGCCCCCTACACAGGGGGTTTTTTGTTGCTATTATAACTGTATCCAATTCAGTTTAATCACTATGAGGTATTCAGTTCATTGCCCTTCAGCACCTTATGAGAACTCCTCATTTGTTGAACTTGATGATTGTTGGGGTTTATGCCTTGACTTATCTGAAGAGTATGGTTATGCTGAAGTACGTCACGGCAATTGCGTGATGGGTTCCTACACTAATGGTCAGTAAAATGCTTAAACAGTTTGTATCCTCAATCGACCAAGTAGTAATTGATTACTATGTTGAAGATGGTCAACTATCATACAGGACT